AGGGATTAGATGGGAGAAAGATACTTATTCGTAGCGACCATGCTGCACTGAATACATTATTACAAAGTGCTGGAGCAATCTCCATGAAGGAAGCTCTGGTTAAGTTTGATAAGATCATTAAGGAAAAGAATTACGATGCCAAGTTTGTTGCTAATGTCCATGATGAATGGCAACTGGAAGTAAGAGCAGACCAAGCAGATGATGTTGGAAGGTGGGGAGTAGAGTGTATTCGTAATGCAGGAAAAGCTTTCCAGCTTTTATGTCCTCTCGATGGTGAATATAAAATAGGAGACAATTGGAGTGAAACACATTAAAGTAAAAAATAAAAAATTTGAAGATGGAGAGTGGTGGTACTATGGGCAAGCAGATGGAAGACGTAGAGTAGATGCTCACGTAAAAAAGAACGAAACACGCATGTTTCTTAATGGAAAATATATTCCAAAAACACATCCTTTACATAAGTCTGGACGTTATAAAACTTTTGAAGCTGCCGCCTTTTCTTCTCTTTCTCAGTATGCAACAACGACTGAGGGTTATGTTTATCTTATATCTAATCCAGCTTGGAAAGGATGGATCAAGGTTGGCATGGCTATTGATGCTGAAGACAGGTGTACTCAGTACCAAACCAGTAGTCCACACAGGGATTATAAATTAGAATATAAAAAATATTTTAAAGATAGAAAAGAGTCTGAGTTTGAAGCTCATGCTATCTTGAAAAAACATACGAAAAATCATGTGGGGGAATGGTTTAAAGTTTCTCTGAAAAAAGCTAAACAGGTATTGGAAAACATTGATAGTCTTTCTTCTATTCAACCTCAACCTATTATACACGAGGAACATTATGTCCAAAAAATACTCGACTTCTAAAAATCTCAGCACAATTGTTGAAGATATTTACGAAACTTTATCTTGTTTGTGTGAATCTGAAGAGCTACAAATTCCAGATGAAGACATTGAAGAGTTTGGTGAACGAATAAAAGTAGTATTAAAAAGCTGGTCTAAGCCTCACAAGGACAGGACTAATCTGCGTATGTCTATTATTGGTAGACCCTTGCGTAGACTGTGGTACGATTTAAAGAACGGTAATTTAGCTCACAAACGAAACCATCCTTCTGTCTTTATTAAATTCCTGTACGGACACATCTTAGAAGAACTTGTACTGTTGTTGGTCAAATTGTCAGGACATACCGTAGAAGACGAGCAAAAGGAAATTTCTGTAGATGGTGTTAAAGGACATATGGATTGTAAAATTGATGGGGAAGTAGTGGATATTAAAACAGCCTCGTCTTTTGCTTTTAAGAAATTTTCAGAGGGTACTCTACATGACGATGATCCTTTCGGATACATGGCACAATTAGCTGGTTATGAGGAAGCAGAAGGAACAGGGGATGGAGGTTTCTTAGCCATGAACAAAGAAAGCGGAGAGCTTGCTCTGTATCAACCGGGACCTTTTGTAAAAGTTAATATCAAGGATAAAATTAAAAGCGTGCGTGAAGCTGAGTCTCTTGACTCACCGCCAGAAAAATGTTATAATCCAATACCTGATGGTAAGCGTGGGAATATGAAGTTACCAAGAGGATGCGTCTATTGTCCTTATAAAATGGAGTGTCATTCAGACGCTAATAATGGGCAGGGTTTACGAGCATTTCAATATTCTACAGGATTGAAATATTTTACTAGGCTTGTCTCTATGCCTAAAGTTTTAGAGGTTACTTTCCGTGAACGCCAGAAAGTCTAAAAGAATAACCCGTCACATGAAGACACTTCTTATTGAATGGGTAAAGACATTACTACCAGAGGAAGAAGCTGCTAAGGTTTCGCTAAAAAACATACAACATTTAATGCCAAGAGAGCAGTACTATTTTGCAGACAACAGAATTTATTTAAATTCTTATTCTCCTAAATGGATTAAAAACGGAATTAAAAGAATCCTTAAACAAGATTCTAATGTGGAAATTGAAATGATAACAATGGAAAAAATATTATGGACGATGAAACAGAAGCCGAGATAGAAGAGAATCACTCCTTACAAAGCATCGTAGTTGCTTTAGCAGGGTTCTTGATGTCTGGAGGGAAGCTGACTGCTTTATCAGATGAGGTTTTATTTGATCTTGATAGAGCAGTTTCAATCGAATTAAAAGAAAGACAAGGACATACCCATTAAAAGAAAACCAAGAAAGATAAGACCTCAATATGATTCCAGATGGGAGGCTGGTCTGCATGAGAACCTTTTAAAATCCTGGCAGCATCATGGAGATAAGGTTCATTACATTATTGAGCATAATTACGAGCCTGACTTTATCAGGTCATTCGGGGATAAGACAATATTACTAGAAGCAAAGGGAAGGTTTTGGGATTTTGCAGAGTACAGTAAGTACAAGTGGATACAGAAAGCGTTACCGGAAAATACTGAACTGGTGTTCTTGTTTTCTAATCCTAATGCTCCTATGCCCCAAGCTAAAAGACGCAGAGATGGGACTAAACGAAGCCATGCTGAGTGGGCAGAGACAAATAATTTTAGATGGTTTACTGAACAAACATTACCAAAGGAGTGGAGATGATAATGTTAGACAGTGATTTTATGATTTCAAAAGATAAACCGTATTCATATAGCTTTAATGAAGATGAGTGGATAATAAATGTTCAAAAGTATATTGATATGACTTATACAGCACACTACGGAAATGGACAGTATCAAGCAACTGATATGATAATTGATGCTGGACATGGTGAAGGGTTCTGCATTGGGAATATTATGAAGTATGCCATGCGTTATGGAAAGAAAGATGGCAAAAAGAAATCTGAACTATTAAAAATTATCCACTACGCTATCATTGCGTTATATTTAAACGAGAAAGATGATGGTTGAATGGGACAGGAAACTTGAAAGAAGGGCAGGATTTTTAAGAAGAAAAAAATCAAAACAAAATTCTAAAAACAAGAGATTAAACAGACAGAAAAAAGACGAGTTGAAATACAAAGACTTGCTAAACGAAGAAAAGGGACATAATGAGTATTGAGTTGCCTACTAATTACCAAAAGTTTATACACTTGAGCCGCTATGCCAGATGGAACGAAGAGAAAGGAAGAAGAGAAACATGGGATGAAACTGTTGCTAGATATTTTGACTTCTTTGAAAAACATTTAAAGGAAAACCATAGCACTGATATAAAAAATATACGGACTACTTTAGAAGAAGCTGTTCTTAATCTAGACATTATGCCAAGCATGAGAGCCTTAATGTCAGCAGGGAAAGCCTTGGAACGTGACCATGTTGCAGGGTTCAACTGTAGCTATCTGGCTGTTGATACTCCAAGAGCTTTTGATGAGGCTCTTTATATACTCATGTGTGGTACTGGTGTCGGCTTCAGTGTTGAAAGACAGTATGTTAACAAGCTGCCTGATTTACCAGAAGAACTATTTGATACAGATACAATTATAAAAGTAGCTGATTCTAAAATAGGGTGGGCTAAAGCTTACAAAGAACTCCTCTCGTTGCTTTACTCAGGGCAAATCCCTCAATGGGATGTGTCTAATGTTCGCCCTCATGGAGCCAGATTAAAAACTTTTGGAGGACGAGCCAGTGGTTCTGCTCCTTTAGAAGATTTGTTCAGATTTACAATCAGTGTTTTCAAAGATGCTATTTCTATAGGGCATCGTAAGCTGGTTTCTATTGCTTGCCATGATCTGATGTGCAAAGTAGCAGAAGTTGTGGTTGT